TGAAATATCACCTGTGTTTGTTGTCTGAGCACCATCCATAAGAACAAGATAATTGCGATAAGTCGATGAGAAACAATTTGATAAAGTCACACTGGTTGCAGTTGCACTTGCATTAGTAGTGCTTATTAAAGTCAATGCTCCAGCACTAGCAGTAGCCCATTTTACTTTATATGGGCTTACGGTTGTATCAGCTGTAAGTATTTGTCCAGTTGTACCTATAGGTAAATTGTCGTAAGTACCTGAACCCGTACCAACAACGATGTCACCTGATGCTGTGATTGTGGTTGCCATGTCATTTGTGACTGTGACTGTTCCAGATGTTCCACCGCCAGAGATACCAACTCCAGCAGTCACGCCAGTGATGTCTCCCGGATTAGCTGCAACCCAAGTGAAATCCATATCGGCATCCGTGGTCTTTGATAAGACTTGACCTGTTGTGCCACCTAATAAGTCAGCCATTGATGTCGCAACAGCTTGACCAAAGACCTCAAAGTCTGCCGGCAAGTCAGTGACCAAATCAGTGGCCGTCGGCATTTGCCAGCTGAATGGGGTTGTTGGATTACTCATCTTTTCTCCTTATGCCACGACTAGGGCGTGTTCCCAGTCAAGTGTATTCAATATGGTGTTCCAAGTCTCAGCGACACCGACATCTTCCCACTTCATGGCTTGGAGTGAGAATGCAATTGGTGAGAGATTTAATGAAACGCTAATTTCGTTGTATGCGGCTTGGAACGTCCAGCCTTCAACGAATCCCAAGTAGTTACCGGCCGACATGTTAAGCGGCATGTTGGAAATTGAGACTGGCATCCCCATGAACACATTAATCAGTGAATCTCTGTCAGTATCATCAATCTCTGGATTAGTGAGCTGATATGTAATCTGATTGAAGTTGTATTGCGGAAATGCCCGGAGCGTCAAATAGAAATCTGCCTGATCTTGGGCATCAGCCATGTGTTTCACTGTGGTCGTAAATATCTGAGCAAGTTGCCCGTATAGGCTTACCGATTGCGCAGATGTTGCATCGACTTCAGATGTAGAATTTGTGCCATATTTCAAAGTTATGGTGTTGCGCACATCGCCGGCGCGTTGCTGGATACTTAGCCCTGCACCTTGAGCATCGTTAGCACTTAAATCCACATATCCGTTGGCTGCTAAATAAATGGATCGGTGAGTCGAATCGGCATAGCTAATTTCTCCCGTTGGCGATTCGTAAATATAACCCAAGCCGCTAGTGGCCAAAGCTGAAACAAGTGAATAAATATCTGTCCGGCTCGACGACCTCTGTGCCAGTTCATAATTTCCTGGAGTATCAATTTCACCAAGTCCGACGTTCTGAGCATTTGCCCAAGTCTCGGTTGGGTCATAAGTATTCCATTGCAAAGCTGCTGGAACCTCTGACCAATTGTTGAGCAGCAAATCTTGCAAGATGTGCAGAATTTGATTTCCATCGAAATCTTGAACCAAAGTGCCATCCGTCAAAGCCTTTGGCAATCTAGCCAATGCGCCCAAGGCGATAATCTTGACACGCTGGGCATAAGCAACGCTGCCCAATTCAGCCACTGAAATGGCGACATCCACGACGGAGCCACCAAAGATTGGAATGAACGTAGCTGTCGAATCTTGCAACTCAATGGTCAATGAATCATTGATTCCGATGACAACAGCTGATTGATCTAAATTGATAAGTTCAATGTTGGTGTAACCGGCTTGAGCCTGCTCATAGATATTAGTTCGCCCAGATGTGATGGTCAAATTAGACAAGATGGCAGTCTGATATTGAACGCCCCCAATAGTGACTCGCCATACTGGATTAAAGACTGTCATATTGCCTGCAAGTTGGATGCGCCGCCTGTACCGCGGAAGTATGAATCATT